ACAGCGACAAGCTGCGGTACTGGTATCTCCTGCCGGTGGCCTTGGTCGCATGGGTCGTTGACATCCTCATCACGCACACCTACTGGCCGCTGATCGCTGGCTGGCCGCGCACCGGGGAGGTCACGATCTCCGACACGCTGGAGCGATTATGTTTTGACTTCCAGCATCCGCACCACCAGCTATTCGTCGCCATCGCAAAAACGATAAACTACTACGACCCGAAACGCTCCCACATCAAGGCCGTGCTATGACCATAGACCTCTCGCTCCTCGACATCTTTAAGGGCCTTGCGGCTTTTATTATGGCCGTGGGTATCCCCATGTTCGTCTGGGCATGGAACAAAAACGAACGGGAGCATGAAATGCTACGCATCGCGCACGACAGCCTACGGGCCAACCAATCCAGCGGTTACTCCACACTGAACGACCGCGTGATGGTTCACGTTGACGAGCGCGTTGATGAGGTTAAGGCCGAGCACGGCAAGCGCATCGACAAAATTAACGGGCACATCGAGAAGCTGTTCGAGAACGCCGAGAAGGACCGTGCCGCATTCCGCGACGCCCTGTCCACGCACTCCCAGCAAAGCACCGAGCGCCACATCGAACTGATGCGGGCCATACACACTGGCTTGGCCGGCAAGGCCGACAAGTGAACCTCTCCGCCCACTTCACCCTCCACGAAGCTACCCGCAGCCAAACCGCCGCGCGCAACGGCATCGACAACACGCCTTCGCAAACGGTGTTGGACAACATGAAGCGCGCCGCCGCTGGCATGGAGTTGGTCCGCTGGGAACTGAACCAGAACCGCATCGACGTGTCCTCATGGTTCCGCAGCGAGGCGCTGGAAAAGGTCATCTGCCGGGAAGCGTATCGGGCATGGTGCATCCGCAAGGGCAAGCTGGACACCGCTACCTCTTGGGCGGAATACTTCGCCAAGAAGGCCCATCCGAAGGGCTTTGCAGTGGACTTTACCTGCCACACCTACGGCGCCCCGGAGAGCATCATCCGACGCCTGCTGGCCTCCAAAGTCCCCTTCCAGCAGATCATCCACGAGTACGACTCTTGGGTCCACATCGCGTTTGACGGCACCGACCGTAAAGCGCTCACCATCGACAAGAACGGACAGAGGCCCTTTGTATGAACGACCTGCTCAAAACCATCGCTCCCCTTCTCGGCACCGCCCTCGGCGGGCCTCTGGGTGGCGCGGCTGCGGCCTTCATTGCTGACAAGCTGGGGCTGGAGTCCAAGGACGTGAAGGCCGTTGGTGAAGCCCTCTCGGGCAACAAACTGCAGCCGGACCAGATCACACAGATCAAGCTGGCCGAGATCGAGTTCGAGAAGTTCTGCAAACAAAACGCCATCGACGTAGCGAAGCTGGACTTCGACAATACCAAAGACGCGCGGGACATGCAGAAGACCACGCGCAGCTACTTCCCGGCCATCCTGTCCACTGGCATTGTCGTGGGCTTCTTCGGCATCCTAGCGTCCATGCTGGTGTTCGAGTACAAACCCACCGAGCCCCTGCTCATCATGCTGGGTGCGCTCGGCGCGGCTTTCGGCGCGGTAGTCAACTTCTGGCTGGGTAGCAGCAACGGCAGTCAACGCAAGGACCAGATGTTGCTGGACAAGTAGCAGGGGAGTAGAATCCCTGCAACACAAGGATGTGCTATGCCGAAAACTGCTGCTTGGACTCGCAAAGAAGGTAAAGACCCCACCGGTGGCCTCAACGCCAAAGGCCGCGCGTCGGCCAAGAAGCAGGGCATGAACCTCAAGCCACCACAGCCCGAGGGCGGCCCCCGCAAGGATTCGTTCTGCGCAAGAATGTCTGGGATGCCCGGGCCCCTCAAGAAACCCAACGGTGAGCCAACCCGTAAAAAGTTGGCGCTTGACAAATGGAAGTGCTGACCATGGCCACATCGAAGAAACCCGCGTTCTTGTTCAAGGGCAAAGAGTCCAAGAAGGAAGAAGCCGCCGAGAAAAAAATGGGCAAAGCTGCCTACGCCAAGGGCGAAAAGATGGAGGGCAAGAAGTCCACCTCGAAGCCCATGGCGTTCAAGTCCGGCGGCAAAGTCTGCTGATGAACCCTCGCGTTCTGTTCCTGACCGCCTACCTGCTGTACGAATGGCTGCTGTGGGTGTCGGAAACGGACGCGCCCTACATCCTACTTTCTGTTGGAGTTTTCTATGCCCTCTACACCCAAGCCAAAAGACACATTCGCTTCGGCTCCGCTCAAAGCGCTCATCCCCGGCACTGACGCGTTTGCTTCGCGCAAAAAGTTCAACGACGAGTACAACTCGCCGCGCAAGTCCGCCAGCGCTACCCCCGCCCCCATGGGCGGCCAAGGCGTCATCGACAAGCGCATGAAGGCAGCGGGCGAGTACAAAAACGGCGGCTTGGTCAAGATGTCCAAGACCTCCACAAAACGTAGTTGGGGCTAATCCGTGGCCGGTACTGCGCTAAAGATCGTACGGTTCTTGGGGGAAGCCCCCAAGATAAGCCCTGAGCTTCTTCCTGAAACGGTAGCGCAGTATGCATTCAACCTCGACCTGTCCTCGGGCGACTTGCTGCCGTACCGGCGCAGTGAGGAGGTTGCCACGCTCGACAAGGTGGGCACCGTCAAGACGATCTACCCGATGACGGACCCCGGCGACGGGAGCCTGAAGTGGCTGCACTGGACCTCTGACGTGGACGTGGCCACCGCCCAGATCGAGGGCGACGATACCCAGCGCATCTACTACACAGGCGACGGCGCGCCGAAGGTTACCAACTACGCCATGGCGACCTCGGGAACTCAGTTCCCCACCACCAGCTACACGCTGGGCCTGCCGCTCCCGACGGCCACGCCAATCGCCACGGCTACGGCGTTCGCCGAAAAGATTTCCTCCACGCGCGCGCGTGATGCGGGCGGCACGGCCACCATCGTTACCACGGTTGCCCACGGGCTGACCACGGGCGACTACGTCACCATCACCGGCTTCGCTACGGCCGGGTACAACCTGACCAACGCGCAGGTCACCGTGGTCAATACCACGACGTTTACCTACTTTACCTTCGGTGCTGCCGAGGGCACGACGGCCGACGGCACTGGCCGCGTAAACCTCGCCGGCATTATCGACCCCCGCACGTACGTGTTCACATATTACACCGCGTGGGAAGAGGAGTCTGTCCCCTCCGAGCCCAGCGCCGCTGTGTTCGTGAAGGAGGGCCAAACCGTCACCATCACCGGCCTCCCCGCCACGTGGACTCACGGCGCCGGATACCAGACCACCGACATGATGGTGCGGATTTACCGCACTGTGCTGGGCGTTGAGGGAACCGAGTATTTCCGCGTCGGAGAGGTGACGCTGGGCACTACTTCCTTCGTTGACGAGTTCGACGTGTCTCTGCTCGACGCGGACACTCTGCTGGAGTCGCTCGACTACGACCAGCCCGAGGCCAACATGCAGGGGATGCTGACCATCCACAACTCCATGATCGTGGGGTTCTTTGGCAACACCCTGTGTTTCTGCGAGCCGGGCAAGCCGCACGCATGGCCCATCAAGTACCGCCAGCAGATCGACTCCACCATCGTCGGCCTCGGCGCGTTCGGCACCACCCTGATTGTGCTGACAGACAAGACCCCATGGAAGGTGGACGGCAATAACCCCGAAGCTGTCTCGCTGGCCCGCACCGACTACGTGCTGCCCTGCGTCTCCAAGCGCTCCATCGTCAACATCGGCTTTGGCGTCATGTGGTCGTCTACCGGGGGTATGGCGGTCTACTCCACCACCATCGGCACCGATTACATCACCAAGAACGTCCATAGCTGGACTACTTGGCCAGAAGCGGTTACACCGGCCGGAGTCGTAGGCAAATACTACCGGGGCCGGTACTTCGGCTCCGACGGCACGAACACATTCCTCTTCGAGCGCAACGATCAGGTGGGCGGCCACCTTGTGCAGACCGATGTGGTGTTCACCGCTGCGCACTACCTGCCCGCGACGGACGCGTTCTACTACGTGGACAGCAGCAAGGTGCACCTGTGGAACTCGCCCAACGTCGGCCCCAGCACGCTGGATTGGAAGTCGAAGGTGTTCACCACCAAGCAGTTTATAAACTTCGGCGCGGCCCGCATCATCGCGGACTATTCCACCCCCGAAGGTGAGGCGGCCCTCGTCGCGGAGAACGCAGCCATCGAGGCGGCCAACGAGGCGGTTATTGCTGCGGGGCTGGAAGGCGGCGCCATGGGCGAGGACGACGTGGGTGAGTTGATACTGGCCGGCTCCCGCCTGACACCCTTGGCCGTGCCCGAGTTCAATGCCACGTTCCAGTTCTTTGTGAACAAGCAGTTGGTGTATTCCAGCGTCATTTACAACGACCAGCCGTTCCGCTTGCCCACCGGGTATCGCTCGGACACCTTCGAGGTGCGGGTCGCCACCACCGCGCGCGTGCGGGCTATCCACTTGGCCGAGACAGTTTCTGGACTGCGGGGCACCTGATGCCAAAGTTTCAAGGCATACCGTCGATCCCCAACGAGAAAATACCGCAGTGGCAATACGACCTGCTGTCCGCGTTTAAAGAGAACATCGAGATTCTCATGGGCCAGCGCGGCCCGGGGCGCAGCGTCACCAACGACGCCATTGGCGTGATACCCCAAGACCGGCAGGTAATGAAGCTGGTGTCTGCCCGGGGCGACGGCAACTACAACACCACGCAGTTGGCCGCCAACGGGTCACCTACGCTTGCGGATTACTACAAACTCCTGAATGATACGCAGCAGTTGGCCACCGACGTGGCTAAAATACAGGAAGCGCTCAACACGCTCCTCACCAACCTGAGACAGTAATATGGCCACGACAAAACGCAAACCAGTCGGCACATCCCAGCCCGCAAACCGGCGGCAGGCCCCCACCACGGGGTACTTCTCGCAAGCCCCCGCGCCTGCGCAGGCTCAGGCTCAGGCGGCTCCCACCGGCGGCGCTACTGCCCGCCCCGCTGAAGGTATGACGGGCGCGCCGGTCACGACTCCCAACGTGACCCCCGGCCTTCCCGCGCTGGGCGCGGACGCGTCGGCACCGGGCGCTGGCCTGAGCACCACATACAACGGCGAAGCGACCCCCGGGGACTTGCAGGGTGCGGCCAGCGCCATGGGCACGGCCAGTTCCATCGCTACGCCTGCAGGCATTGCCGCCCGCGACGCTGGTTTGTTCGGGATGGGACAAACGGCTGGCCTCATGGGCAAAGGACTTGGCATCGCCTCGGACATGATGGCGGAGAATTATGGCAAAGCCATGACCGGTGTTGCGTCCCTCGCGGGAGGCCCCCTTGGGCTGGCCGCCGGGCTTGGGCGCATGGGGTATGACGCGTACCAAGGGGGCTGGGGGCAAGGCTCCGTCCCCACCGGCATGGCCGGCGATCTCGGCGCTCGTGCGGCGACCGCAATGGACGAGGGGCTCGCCCGCGAGGGAGTGAGCAACACGGGGGACACAAACGTGTACTTCGACGGAACCGCATATACCGAAGCCGCTCCGCAGTGGGGTGGAACCCCCACAGCAGCTACGACTCTCGGGGGCGATCTCGGCCTTGCAGGGCTCAACAGCGGATACGACTCGTCTGGCGACACTTCGCCCACCGGCTATGGCCCGGGCGACATGGGGCCTCCCTCATCAGCGGCCGGAGACACGTATGGCGGCGGGAACTCTGACTCGGGCGGGAGTAACTCGTCAGGTGGCCCCGGCGACGGCACATCA